AAAGATACAGACCATGTATCAATAACTAAACTTGCTGAACTACTAAAACACCCGCCTAAAAATGCACCATTGAATGTTATTGCTACAGACGCTACACCAGCAATGCCTGATCATTGTAAGATTGCAGGCGATGTTGTTGGCTCATACAGAAAATATTACATATTAGAAAAACGAAGATTTGCCAAGTGGGAAAAACATGGTGCAGTTATGCCTGATTGGTACAAAGAAGGTATCGCTGAACATGATAAAAGAACGAATACAGAGCAAGGGTGATGATCTTAAAATGTTGCAAGGCCATGATAGACTTGCATATCTAATTGACATTGCCAAAGATGTAGAGTCATTACCACAAGAGGTAAAGATAGATCAAAATAAGATAAGAGGTTGTGCTAGTAATCTATGGTTGATTGGTGGAGCAAAAGAAGATAATACAATGATATATAAAATAGACGCTGACGCATTTATAACAAAAGGCACAGCGAAATTAGTAACAGACCTAGTCAATGGTTGTCCTAGAGATGAAGTGGCTGCTCTTACTATAGAGGATTTCTTACCTTTAGGTGTTAGAGAACTACTTACAATGCAAAGACAGAATGGATTAGGGTCATTAATACAAAGGATAGTAGATATAGCAAATACTAAATAGCAATATGAATAATGTAAGAGATTTTATACAATTAAATATGAACTTTTTGAATGATATTCAAAGTTACCATTGGCAAACAGAGTCATTTTCTGAGCATGAACACACAGGTGAATATTATGAAAAGTTTAGTAAATTAAATGACGAACTTGTAGAAACATGGCAAGGCAAAACAGGCACAAGAATTAACTTTAGTGCTGAATTAAGACCTGGCATAATGAACTATGCTGATAATAGTCAGGTTAGAGGTGAAGTACAAAAACAAATAACACGAATAACAAAGATTACAGAAAACAGCAAAGTAAAAGGTCAAATGGATTTAGAAAGCATATTAGAGGATATGCTTGTGGTAACTAATCAATTAATGTTTCATCTAACACTAAAATAAATGCCCATATACACATTTACAAATACAAACACAGGTAAAGAGTTTACCGAGATGATGACCATTGCTGAAATGGAAAAGTATCTAAAGAAAAACAAACATATAAAACAAAATATATCTGGTATAAGAATAGTAGCAGGTGTAAGTGGTCAAAGTTATAGAAGTGACCAAGGTTGGAAAGAAGTACAATCTAAAATCGCAGAAGCACACCCAATGAGTGCTCTTGCAAAAGAAATGGGTACAAGATCAACAAAACAAATCAAAACAGAGCAAGTGGTTAAAAAGCATAGGGCTAGACAAAATGCAAAAAATAAATAATATAGGGGTGCAGAGCGAGCAACTGAACAACAACGGTCGTATACCTGAGTCTAATAAGTCAATCCGCTCATTGCACCTACCTAAACAAGGAGAAAACTAATGGCAGACATACCTGATTTTATGAGGGAGTTTGATACCGATATAGATTATGGTTTTACTCCTGTATCAAAAAAACCAGCTGACGACACGCCAGCAATAGACCCAAAGGTTGTAGAAGACTCTAATTTAGAGATTGCAAAAGTCAAATCAGATGTAGGCGATATTAAGTCTATGATGAATGAGATTATGCAGATTGTAGCAGAGAAAGATTCTGTTAACAAAGAGATACAGGACGCTGACGTATCGGCGAGATTCAAAGAGATTGAAAAGACTATACTACCGTTTTTGTATAATCTTTCAAAAACCAATGAACCTTACATACATTGGCCTAATAGAGGACCAATCATCAAGGCTCAAATGGATAAAATACTAAAACTTACAAGGGGATAATATGTTAGAGATAAAAGCTCATCATAAAGAATTAAAACGAGCGGTGAACGAAGTTGAAAAGAAAAGATCACAAGACAGATCAAATAAACTATGGTACGATTTAAGAACCTTAAAGAAAATAAAACTAAATGCAAAGGATAAATTAAATGCAACTAAGCAAAAACTTTTCGCTTAAAGAGATGACTGCTTCACAAACAGCAGCCAGGCATGGTATCTCAAATAATCCAAGCGAAGATCATATGGATAACTTAAAGAAACTATGCGAGAATGTATTACAGAAAGTTAGGGATCACTACGGCAAAGTAGTATCAGTATCATCTGGTTACAGATCACCAGACTTATGTATAAAGATTGGCTCTAGTGCTAAATCACAGCACGCTAAAGGCCAGGCTGCGGACTTTGAAATCTATGGCATTGCGAATGCTGAATTGGCGAAGTATATAATAGATACTTTAGATTTTGACCAATTGATTTTAGAGTTTCATAATCCTGAAGAACCTAACAGCGGGTGGATTCATTGCTCTTATAAGAACAAAGAAGAAAACAGAAAACAAGTATTAAGAGCCTACAGAAATGACGATGGTAAGACGGTATACGAACCGTACGATCCTAGTTGAGCTGTTGAACGTCTTAATGATGACAAAATAAACGAGCAAAACAAGATTATTGACTTGTATATGCAGAAAGGTATATAGCTTGACAATCTTGTAATAATCTGATATAATGATTATATAAATTATACGGAAAGGTATATTATGTTTAAACATGTTAAATTGAATGAAGAAGTATTGCCTAAAAGTTTAGGTGTGAAAGGCAAGAATCGAAACGGTGTAAGATATTATACCATTGATGGTGTTAATATGCCTTCCGTTACATCAATACTAGGCCAGATACCTGAAAAACAAGCAGGTCTACAGGCATGGCGAAATGCAGTTGGTGAGAAAATGGCTAACTACATATCAACGTCTGCTGTTAATAGAGGTAAGACAACTCATACCTTAATTGAGAACCACCTAAAGAACGAAGACAAGAAGTCAGTAGGTATAACTGCTGTTACGCCACTAGGTCTTTTTAGAATTATCAAACCATATCTTGCTAGAATAGATAACATACATTGCCTAGAAGAATACCTATACTCAAAAGAGATAGGTGTTGCAGGTCAAGTAGATTGTATTGCTGAGTATAGAGGTAAACTATCAGTTATTGATTTTAAGACCTCTACAAAACAAAGGGATGCTAATTACAATTATGCTAACTTTTTACAGACATCTGCCTATGCAAAAATGTATGAAGAGCTATACCCAAATTACAAGATAGAACAGACCGTTATATTAGCCACGTGTGAAGACGGTTTTGTACAAGAATGGATACACACCGAAGACAAAATCAAAGAGCACCAAGAGAAGTTTTATCAGCACACCCAGGAGTTTTTTGAAAGAAATAATATAAATAGTTAGACCAAAAGGTCAACTATGAAAAAACTATTATTACTAATAACCCTATTATTCGCTACAAGTACATTTGCTGAAGAATTAGATAAGTACGATTTTCAATGGATGCACGTGCCAGTAGTTTGTGGTACAACGCCAGAGGTAACTAGATACCTTGAAAATAATAATTTCAAACTAGAGAGTGTATCTATGGGTAGAGCAGGTGCTTCAGAAACAGGCGATCCTGCTTACTTTGTTGCTTACTATTTAAACGAGAAAGGCGATCAATCTGTTGCTGCTATCACATCGCCTACAGGACATGAAACTTGTATGATGTATAGAAGTTTTGATTTACAGAAACCTGGTGATAAAGTTTAAGCTTGACAAATAAGATATATCTGATATAATATATTAATAAAGTGAGGATAAATTATGAGCGATAATAATATGCCTATGGGGCAAGATACACACGACCATGATATGACTTATGAAAATGAGCAATCTATGGTAACTATACCATTGCGTGAGTATGATAAACTAAAAGCACAAGGTCAGTATATAACAGACCCGAGTCTAATTTCTATAATAGATAAAATAGAAGAACTAACAAGAGCATTAAGAAAACACATAGTTAGAAAACTATAATGTTGATGAATAGTAAAAAGTTTGCTCAAATAATAGAAGCAATAGTAAAAAATAAAAAGATGTCCTATATGGATGCCGTGTTAAAATATTGTGAAGAAAATGATATTGATACAGCGTCTGTAGGTCCTTTAATTAACAAGTCACTAAAAGAGAAGATAAAAGAAGAGGCAGAAAAACTGAACTTGGTTGAACGATCAAGTACAGCAGTTTTACCTATATGAATAGTTATGAAGCATATACATTATATTTGGCTATTAAACTACACTTCACTTCCGATAATTATGATTTTTACAGGCACAATGCCAAAGTTAATTCATCATTTAACACATTTTTAAAACGTAATGATAGATTCTTTTTTCATAAACTTACAACTAAATATAACAAGGAAGAAATGCTAGATTACTTTGTATCAAACTTCTTCCATAATTCAAAGACATGGATAGGCAATTTAGTTAGAGCAGATGGAGAAACTACTTACAACAAGTGGAAAAAATATAATCAATCTTTTACATACAACTTTAGGAGCGATTGTGTATTGCTTAGTAATGTTATCAATGATAACTCTATTCGGTTTGATGATGTGTTTCGTGTACATAGTGGGCAACATCCACGATTGCTACGACTACTTCTATCTGAAAAAATATCAGTACAAACAATCATCATCTTGGATAAGGTTCTATCTTTTATTAAGAGATGGGATAAAGACATTGCCGAAACGATTATCTGGCCTGAAAAATCGTTTAAAATAAAGAAATTATCACCTTTTATTAAGTTTAATCTTACTAAATGTAAGTTTATTATGAAAGAGGTGTTTGTGTGATTGATGACTATGTGCCTACGCCGTGCATAAACATATGTACGATTGACCAAGATAGTGGTTATTGCATGGGTTGTAGTAGAACACAAGAAGAAATAGATAAATGGGATCATCCTGATACAACTAAAGAATGGAAAGAAAACAATTTGAAAGAGTTAGATGGAAGAGGGTAAATTAACAGAGCAAGAAGTAAGAGAAGAATATAGACAGCAACGTAAGGACAAAACATTTGCCTCATGTTGGCCTGCTAATAATGATAGTTTTTATGAATGGTGCTCACAATACCTAGACTACAAACACATAACTAAAAAGAAAAGGAAATGACAATAGAACCTATAAAAGAAAAACTAGATGAGAAGATCGCTAAACTAAACTCAAGCAGAGTTTATAAGAAGGTTACACCTAGAGGTGATCTATCATGGTATATCAAATGGGCAAGTAGTATTACGCTAATTATTGCCATGATGTTTACAGCAGTAGAATTGTTTCCTTTAAACATGTTTATTGCCAACATAGGTTTCATAGGGTGGTTAATTGTA